CGGGATATGCAGAGAGTGGAGCATTGTACTTAATTCCTGTTTTGTCATTCTACCACCTCATATTGCACTTCCGGACTGACAAGAGTCAGCTCTGTCTCGGGATAGCCCTGGAAACTGATCACATGGGCAGCATTGAAGACTTTGTGCTGGACTCCATTTATGATACAGACGCAATCGGAAGTGACGCCGTCCCACTGCGGGATAGCGACCTTCTTGGTCAGTTCTGTATCGACCTGCTGAAAGGTAAGCCTGGTGCGGTCATAGATCGCCAGTTCCCTGTAGCCGATCGGGCCGATGTTACGTGCTTGTATCTTCCTCTCGGGAAAGTCCGGAGCGTCTTCATCCGCCACAGACACGATGTCATAAAGAGTAAGGCATCCGTCATTATAGGTCGGCATAATCTGTGCTTTTCCTAAGTTCATTCGGATGCCACCTCCCCGCCAAGCTGCCAGCTTAAGATATTAGGCTGCCAGGCTGGTTCAAACTCTTCATAACGATGATAAAGCTCATAATAAACCGCATTTTCCAGAAGCTCTCTCCCCTGCTGGTCAGTCTCTGCATCAAAGTCAGAGCCATATAAGAAAGTCAGACGGGCATAGCATTTATCTATAGCTCGTCCGATGGTCTCATCTGACTGATAGGGAGGGATCTGGAAGCCCGTTCTTATGTCGGCGATCAATGCCGTTCTCTGTTCATTCGTCATGATGCCGCCCTCCGGTTATTATTCTCCAGCTGCCTGGTTAATGACAGTAGGAACGTACTCCTCAAGCTTAGTGATGTTGAATACGACTGCAGCGTCATCATCAACAGCACGGCCGTTTCCGTAAACCTTAGCGATTACAAGGTCTGCGTCCTCAATAGCCTTGGTCTCTTTGTATTCGTCAACCTTCACGCCCTGGAAGCCCATGGTGTAAAGACCGGCCATTGTAAAGATACCCTTGCCCTGAGTTACGTTTGCATCCTCGATTACCTCAAGATCAAGGAAGGACTTGGCTACATAACCGCCTGTAATGGAATCGCCATACAGAGCCGGGTTAACATACTGATATCTGTCAAGCGGATTGCAGAGAAGGTAAACCTTGCTTACAGGTCGAAGACCGCCATGGCTTAATGTGGTCAGCACCGGAGCCATCTGCTTCGGAGAGAACCCTGTGATGGTTGCGATTGTGGTCTTAGCTGTATGAGTACCATCCTGATTGACCTGATCAATCTTCTTGGTGATACCAATAGGAGCGATCTTACCATCGCCGTCCAGGTAGCCCTTAACAATACCGTCCTGCATTGCCTCGTTAAGGATTGCAGTAAAGTATCTGTCTACATAACCGATCTCAAGGTCACGGATTGCCTTCGGGATTACGCAGAACACGGACAGCTTGAACACATCCATGTTCATAGCAGTGATGGTAGCACTTAATTCCTGAGTGATTTCATCTGTCAGGTTGCCCCATGCAGCGGCGCCTGTCTTGGAAGCGGAAAGCCACTTCTTTACGTTGGCAGGTGCGAAATTGATAAGGCTTGTGATGGCGGATGTCTTCTTTACCTCGTTCAGAGTGTAGTCGATGGTCTCTGTCGGGATGATGTCGATCTGGTCAGCTGTTACGGCCTGCTTTGCGCCGGCCTTAAGAGTGCCGTAGAAAGACTTCTCGTTCTCGGAAAGAGCACGGAAACCTTTGTCGCGGTTTGCCTTGTCCTGTCTTGCCTCCTCAAGGATCTGGTCGATAATGTCACCGTGAACAACTCCCATCATGTCTTCCATTACTCCGATGATGGCAGCGCTCTTGTCCTCTGCAGACTCGATTTTCTGAATGTAAGATTCCTGAAGTTCAGGTGTTAAAGCATTGATTCTCATAATATTTACCTCCTGAAAAAATTATCCCAGCTATTTGCCGGTTCTTCTGTTTTTGGTTCTTCTTTTGGCTGCAATGCGGCCAGGACTTTGTTTGCTACTGCATCCGCTATCACATCCGGATCCGGATTAGCCAGCTGGATAACTGCCGTTGGTGTGGTCAGTTTCTGCATGATCAGGCTAAATGCTGACTGCTTGACTCCATCCGTCTCTTCATCATCGATGGCTGTAGCAAATCCCCACTCTTTGGCCTGCTCCGGAAGAATCCATGTCTCGTTGTCCATTAACTCTTTGATCTCTTCCTCGGATATTGTGGCAACCTGCTTGTATGCTTCCACGGATGCCTGGGTGATAGTCTCAAGGTCATCAGCCTGCTTCCGGAGTTCTTCAGAATTACCCATTGCCCAGGTCCATGCATTATGGACCATCAGCAGGGACGCAGGGGACATAACTCTCTTGCTGCCGGCCATGAACACGACAGAGGCAGCGGAGCATGCAAAGCCGTCACAGATTGTTGTGACGTTCTTGCCGCTGCTTCGAAGCGTATTGTAGATGGCCAGACCCTCTGAAACATCGCCGCCATATGAATTGATATGGACATTGATATTACTAACCGTGACGGCCTTTAATTCATTCACGATGTTGTATGCGGAGCGGTCCGGGTCATCTTCCCACCACTGTCCGTATGTAGAGATATCTCCGAAGATATACAGATCCGCTACATCGGATTCTTTATTCTCCACGAGATTGTAATACCTCTTTGGTTCCTTCATACCTCTTTTTCCTCCTTTCCTTGTGCTTGCTCATTGACGGGTTACCATTACCTGACTCTTCAGCGTCTGGGTCTTCAGCGGCTTCTGCAGAGCCGCCTTCCCCCAAGCCTTCCGTCGTGTAATTCTTGGTGAGCGCCCTCGCTTGAGACCACTCTGTGTTGAGTGCTTCATATCCGACCATTTCTCGGATTTCATCAAAATTAAAGCCAATACCCCGGAGCTTATCCAGACTATTGGCGGAGTCGATAACATCAACATGCTTAAACCTTGCCAGCCATACGAACACACGCTTGCCGTTCCTGTATTCCAGGTACCGGAGCATTTTCGCATTCAGACTGTCGGTAATGACTTCCGCAACCGGCTGAACGGCATAAGTGATAAATTCGTTTGTCGCATCGGATTTCTCCGTGATCTTGCCGTTAAATACATCGATTGGGATGTCGTATGCCATGGCACACTGGTCATTGATCTCATGCGCCATGTTTTTCAGTTCATTGGAGGGAATTGCCTTTTTGGTATCCATGAATTCCAGAGCAGTTCCTTCTGTTTCGCGGATAATAGAGATCTCACTATCCTCTATCTGCTTCTTTAACTTATCCATGACCTGGTCAATGGTCAGGATGACATCGTTTCCGTTTTCGTCTTTTGTCCGGAAACTCATGTTCGCCGCAACTTTGTATTTCAGTTTCGGCGTCCCTGTCACGGTTACCATCTGATTCAGAGCATTGGCCGCATCGTTATATGACCTTAACACCAGTTCCCTGAACAGCCGAAGCTGTGGGTTCCCATACCGGAGATGGATAACTTCATCACTGCTAAAACCACGCCCCAGGGAATAGGTGTCTATTCCATCTGTGATCGTAATATTTTCGTAGCGCTTTGGCATCGTCACCTTATCGTCAGCCCTGTAATTCTCCGTCATGTAATACTTGCCGGACTGCAGCTGAACGATGACGCAGTCACCTGTTTTCAATAGCTTCCTGGCTACCTGATACCAGAAGTCGGTCCCGGTCTGATTATCATTCGGGGCGACATTCAGCCTGTAATAATCCAGACCTCTGTCACGCTCTTTTCCCGTCGATAGGACAATCTCCGACTTGGCTATGGCATTGGCGATCATATTGACCGCCTTCTCTTCTGCCAGAGACGCAAGCTGCAGCTTGTTAAGGCTTGCAGTTATGACCTCCAGCAGGTTTACATTCTCGCCTGTCTTTTTCCTGAATAACCACTCAAACATAAACTACTGTCTCCTTCAACAGATCAGCGGAAAACTCCGCGACCACATAAGCCATAAAACCATCATTTTTCCTCAACTTTGGCTCAATCTTAATAAACTGCGTGTTCCCATATTTATCGACCTGTGTACCGGTGTTCTGTGTATACCAGCGCATGATCGCTGAATCTCCGTAATCTATCCTGTGCTCGGAGAATAGTTTTTCAATCGTCGGTGCTATGATTCCACAAGCTGAACCTATCTTTCGGATCAGACGGACCACTCCGTTCGGGTTCTCCCTGGACTCGATGGAGATGCCCCTGTTTTCAAATTCAGTCTTAAAGAGCGTATACCGGTAGGTGTCCATGCAGATCTTGACTACCACGTAATCACTCATGACTGCTTCACACCAGTCGATCATCTGGTCAACCGGAATGACCGGAGCCACAACAACCTCAAAATCACGGAAACCGTCAGTCCCTGCATTCCCGATGGGGAACTTGATGCTCTTCAGGAAGGGTCCTTCTGAGCATATCCACGTATGCTGCCGCCATTTATGGTTGCCGTCATTGTCAATGGTCAGGATACCGGCAGAAGCAAAGTCCCGCACATCGGCATAGTCAATTCCGATGACAGCCAGCTTACCCTTCGTGTCCTGGGACTTTCTAGGAACCTTCCGTTCCTGGTCTTCAAAAGAGCATGCCAGGATATTTTTCCAGCTGGTAACAGCACTGGCTTCTTTGACCTGCGGCAGATTACACCGCTTCGTGATGTATTCCGCCCACTTTTCCGGGTCACCCTTGGCCTTGATATAGCCTCTCTTGATGGCCTTCTGCAGCATCGGCAGATATTCCATGGAAGGATTGGCTTTATGCATGGCCGTTTCGTCCCCGGCTTCTGATTCCTTGTCAAGCCGGCATAAAAACGGGAAAATTCCAAGCGGATTCGGTTCGCCGTTCAGGATCCGGCCGCAATCGTCCAGAAGTTTGTCCAGCGGCCCCTCACGAACATAACCATTCGTGGTGATGATGATCTCCCGGAAATGTCTTTTCTTACCTTCCGAAGACTCGAAAACGTTGACAGCGTCATTGTTTTCGTAGGCATGGTACTCGTTGAAGAAGATACAGCCCGGTGCTTTGCCGTCTTTGGTGGATGCGTTGCTGGTGTTGTACCGGAGTATCGAACTAGTCTCCAGGTTCTCGATAATTTCCTTGGTCACACGGAACTTTCCATTGAACTTGCTGTTCCTGGACAGCTTGTTATAGACAACATTGAACGTGTCCTTAATCTGCTGCTCTGAATTGGCCACCAGCTCCACATGATACTCAGGAATCCCATACAGCGGAGTCTGAAAAAAGTTCGCCAGTGGAGCCATGAGGCCGTCCTTGCCATTGCCACGGCCCATAAGGATAATGATCTCCGGAAAGACCGGCTCATTATCCACGGCCGTGTACATAAAGAAGAAAGCTATGAGGAATTTTTGATATAAAAAAAGCGGGTAGAAATTATTTTCGATGTACCGCAGGCAATTCCTGTAAGTGTCTTCATCGAAATAAATATCTTTCCGCTTTAAGGTGGGCTTTATGATGTTTTTGATTAGTAACTTACGGTCACGGTTAATCCATTCCGGATGATCTTTGACGTACTGGAGATAGTCATCTATCTCTTTACAGGTAATCATCCTTGGATGCCGCCAGGACTGGCGTTCTCAGGTCGAGTTTGTCGAGGATCTGCAGCATGACTGTTGTCTCCCGCTGCAGGTCACTGACTGATGGATTAGCTATAGTCTTTGAGTGGCCGTTCCCGGTCTTTACCGTGATACGGATTCCACTTTCTTCAATGTCTTTCCCCAGACGTTCTTTGACACGCCAGTGGGTCATATACGTGTCGACCAGATCAACACAGTAATCCGTGACCTTGTTCTGTGCTTTCAGCTGATCAAGCAGGGATTCCTTGATTTTTTCCTCTGTTGTCATCTTCGTCACCTCTCTTAACTATCCCTTTTACCTGTTACATACAGAATTTCTCCAGAGTCGAG